CGAGACGCTTGCCGAGCAGGGCATTGCTGTGATGCCCGCATCGACCAACAACATTGCCGGGCGGATCGAGGCGGTGAGAAGGTTTCTCTCTGCCATGCCTGGGGGCAAGCCGGGATTTGCGCTGGACCCCAAGTGCCAGATGCTGAGAAAGGGTTTTCTGGGGAAGTATTGCTTCGAGCGGATACAGACTACGGGCGCGGAGCGGTTCAAGGATGTCCCGGTGAAGAATCAGTGCAGTCATCCCCACGACGCACTTCAATATGTGGCGCTGCACGTGGGGCAGACGGAATTGAATACATGGAAAACAGATAGGCGGCAGTTGTATGTGCCGATGGCGATTGCATGAGCATTAAATTTGAGCAAAAGGTGCGCGAGCTTGAGCGGGTGGTGGCGGGGTTGAAGCCCGATGGTGCCCTTGAATCCCTTGAGGAGCGCCTTGCCGCCCTGGAGAAGCATGTGGCCGAGTTGCACGAACGCTCGAACACGCAAAGCAGGCGCTACAACATGCTGCAAGCCGTTCTGGCGAAGGTGCAGAAGAATGAAAAAACTGACTGAATCGGAACTGTTGCGGATCGTGGAGGGGGAGGAATCCTCTGCGCTGGGCTTTGCCAACAGCCAGTTATCCACTTCGCGTGAGAACGCGATGAATTACTACATGGGCGAGCCTTTCGGCAACGAGGTCGAGGGCCGCTCCGTGGTGGTTTCCCGTGATGTGATGGACACCATCGAGTGGATCATGCCATCGCTGATGCGTATTTTCGCAAGCGGGGACCAGGTGGTGCGCTTCGAGCCTCAAGGGCCGGAGGACATGGCCGCTGCCAAGCAGGCGACCGATTATGTGAACTACATCTTCCAGCGGCAGAACGACGGGTTTGCGGTGCTGCACAACTGGTTCAAGGATGCGCTGCTTTTGAAGAATGGGTTCGTGAAGGTGTACTGGGAGAACAGTTCAAAGACCTCCAGGGAAGTCTACAACGGGTTGAGCGACGTGGAAATGGGCATGATCCTTGCCGACCAAGGCATCGAGGTGCTGGAGCACACTGAATATCCCGGCCCGCAGGGACTTGTGCATGACCTGGTGGTGAGAAAAAACCAGAAAAGCGGTCGTATCTGCATCGAGAACATACCCCCGGAAGAAATCCTGGTCAGGCGGCAGACCCGCTCGATGCGTGAGTGCAAGTTTATTGCACAGCGATGCCGCAAGACCTACTCGGAACTGCGCGAGATGGGCTTTGATGTGCCCGATGACCTTGGCGGGGACGATGACCAGGAATTCAACCGCGAGAGGATTGCCCGTCACAGGCTCGATGACGAGATGGTGTTCTCGCCCGCTTCGGAATCTCTGGACAAGTCGCAAAAAACGGTCTGGATCACCGAAGCCTACCTTTATGTTGATTATGACGGGGACGGGATTGCCGAGTTGAGACAGGTCATCAAGGCGGGGAAGCATGTTTTCTCTAACGAGGAAGTGGACCGCATCCCGTTTGTGACCGTGACCCCGATCCTGATGCCGCACAAGTTGATCGGGTTGTCGATCTATGACCTGGTGCAGGACTTGCAGTTCATCAAATCGACCGTCTGGCGACAGTTGTTGGACAACATGTACCAGAACAACAACTCAAGGTACATGGCTCTTGATGGCATGGTGAACCTTGACGATTTGATGCTATCCAGACCCGGGGGCATCGTTCGCGTAAAGACATTCGACGCAGTAAAGCCGCTACAGGCTTCCCCGATGCCTGCCGGGTGCTACCAGTTGCTTGAGTACACCGACACGGTGCGAGAGAACCGGGTGGGGGTAACGCGCTACAACCAGGGTGTGGACGCCGACAGTCTGAACAAGACCGCCACCGGCATCAGCCAGATCATGAGTGCTTCACAGCAAAGGATCGAGTTGATAGCGCGGGTATTTGCCGAAACCGGGGTGAAAGACCTGTTCTGGGCGATCATGGAGTTGTCGCAGAAGTACAACGAGAAGCCGCAGATGATGCGCCTGTCCAACCAGTGGGCGCAGGTTGATCCGAGGCAGTGGTCATCGCGCTTTGACATGAGCGTATCGGTGGGTCTGGGGACGGGGAACAAAGACAAGACGCTGGCGACGATTCAGGGCGTGATGCAGTTGCAGGGCGCGGCATTGCAGGCGGGGGTTCCTGTGGTAACGCCGGTCAATATCTACAACGCAGCGGTCGAGTATTGCCGTGCGGCGGAACTAAAGGGCGCGGACCTGTACTTCAGCAATCCAGAACAGATGCCCCAGGAGCAAAAGCCCGACCCGAAGTTGATGGCCGAGCAGATGAGAATCCAGGCCGAAGTGCAGATGTCCCGCGAGAAGAACCAGATGAGCATCATCAAGGCGATGATCCAGGCCGAGGTGAAGCGTACCCTGCAACAGCTTGCCCATGACCAGCAAGACGAGATGGCGGATCGGCAGTCGGCAAGAGAACATACCAAGGCGTCGATGGATCGTATCCACGACGCGAACATGGCTGCATTGAGCACGGCGTTGCAGAAGATGGCGCAGCCCAATGTCTGAACGCAAGCTGGTCGAAGAGCAGCAACGGGGCCATGAGGCCCAAAGAATCCTTGACCACGAACTTGTCAAGCAAGCCTTGGACGACATCGAGGCGGCAACGGTTCGTAAATGGGAGGTCGCGGGCGGCGAGAAAGAGCGCGAAGACCTGTGGCGGCTGTACAAGGTAGCAAAACTCTTTCGGGATGTTCTCCGTTCCCATATCGAAACGGGGAAGATGGCTGAATTCACGTTGCAGCAATCTCTGCTGGAGAAGGCCAAGCAACGAGTATTCGGATGAGAGGCTAAATGGAACAGGGTAGCGAGAGTTTGGCGGCAGCGGCAATCGAGGGCTTACTTGAACCGCAAGCCGAGGTAGAAACACCAGAAGCACCCCAGGAAGAAGAATCCAAGGCACCCGAGGAGGAAAAGCCCGAGGAGGTCAAGCCCGAGGAGATCGAGCTTGACGAGGATTCAACCCATCTGGACGTGACCTTCAAGGGTGAAGATGGGGCCAACGTAACGAGCAAGGTATCCCTGAATGAGCTAAAGAAGGGATACATGATGCAGAAGGACTACAGTCGCAAGACTGCGGAACTTGCCAAGCAACGGGAAACTCTGACTGACGAGTCGAGAAAGGCCGTTGAGGCGAAGACCAGGGAACTTGAGCAATCACTGGGTATGGCGCGGCAAATCCTAGTGGATACCGTATCGCCAGAGTTGCAGAATGTTGACTGGATTTCGTTAGCTACGCAAGACCCGGCAAAGTACGTCGAGTTGCGGGCGAAGGCCGATGCAGTGGCCGCAAAAGTCGCCGCGCTGAACCAGAAAGAGCAGGAGGTAAAGAACGCCCGTGCTGCCGAATTCCAGCAAGCACAAGCCAAGGCAATTGCGGAGAGCAGGGCGGTGTTGGAGCGGGACATGCCTGGGTGGTCGGACCAGAAATACCAGGAAGTCCTGAAGGCCGGGGTGGAGAACTACGGTTTCCGTCCCGAGGAGGTTGGGCAGATCATTGACGCAAGAGTTATCAAGATGCTTTCTGACGCAGTGCAGTTTCGCGCCCTAGAGAAAGCGAAGCCCGTTGTGGCGAAAAAGGTGGCGGTCGCCCCCAAGGTTATCAAGCCAGGGACGCCACAGACCAAGGCGGACAATGATGAAGCGCAACTCAAAGAAGAGCGGTCCCGGCTACGCAAATCCGGCAGGATTGAAGATGCCGCGACCATACTTGAGCGTTTCATCTAGGAGGCCAATATGGCTGTTGTAACTGGCGTAAGCCAAACGTATCAACTCGGCGGCACCTCTGGTGTTGGCCGGGAAAACAAGGAGGCGTTGCAAGACGCCATTTTTGATATTTCACCGACTGGAGTTTCGGTCCTTTAGTGTAGTATAATAGGCCATTCCTAGGGGAATGGCTATGATACAGAAGAAGTGCAAGAACTGCGGTAAGACTTTCCTGGTAGGGAATTACCGGGACCAAACTGCCAAATTTTGTTCGGGTCGCTGTTATGGAGATTGGCTGTCTGCGAACAAGCGCGGAGAAGAACATCCCAGCTGGCAGGAGGGGGGACGTAACCGTGTATGCAACCATTGCGGGAAAAATTTTGAATGGAACGGCAAGGTTGCAATCAGTGTGTTTCGCAAGCGGAAATTTTGCTCCAAGAAATGTGCTGATGAGGGCGGGTTCAGATACTCCGGTTCCGACCATCCTAACTATCGGGAAACTGCAAGAAGGAGAAACCGCGGTGGGGCACACCACAAGTGGACTACTGCTGTTATAAGCAGAGATCGCGGAGTCTGCCAGCAATGTGGTGAGTTTGGTCTAGAGGTTCATGCACATCACATCAAGTCGTACAGGGATTTTCCCGAGTTGCGGTTTGATGTTTCCAATGGCGTTACGTTGTGTTTTAAATGTCATTGGGCTGTACATGCTGCACTAAACGCAAAAGCGGTAAATTCGGGGAACATCGTACCGGGTCATACCGGCGACAATCCCGAGCCAAGCCTGATCAGAAATGTTCAGGAAGGTGTAACGACTAGAGGTCGAGCCTACAGGCGCGTAGTTGTGCCATGTGGCTGGTGCGGAACAATTGTGTCTAAGCGTCTTAGTGACGCAAAGGGCAAGCAAGCTTTGTTCTGCAACAAGCATTGCATGGGGAAATGGATTTGGCAAAAGCGCCATGGCAGTAATACCTCCACGAAAACCGCTCCCGAAAGGGATGAGATAGTCTGAACTCGGCAGTAATGTCGAGAAGCAACAGATAAAGAGCTGTTGCGATAACAGGGGTGGAAACCCCATTCATCAGCAACCTGGCACGCGGCAAGGCAACTGCTGTGTTCGAGGAATGGCTGACCGATTCGCTTGCCGATGCTGCTGCCAACAGGCAAGTTGAAGGCGACTCGATCAGCGGGACATCTGCGGGCGCTACCACGCGGTTGGGTAACTACAACCAGATTTCGTGGAAGACCGTGACTGTTTCTCGCACCCAAGAAAAGGTGCAAAAGGCGGGGTCGAAGTCCACCGTGGCGCGGTTGCTTGCCAAGGCGGGCAAGGAACTGAAGCGGGACATGGAATTTACTCTGACCCGCAACCAGGCATCCAGTGCTGGTGGTTCTGCGACGGCGCGTTCACTCGCCTCGGTCGAGTCGTGGCTTGCCACGAACAAGACCAGCGTGGGTCCGGCTGATGCGGGCAAGACCACGCCGGGATTTTCTTCCGGTACGGTTGCCGCCCCAACTGACGGTTCCTCGAACGGCACCTTCTCGGAAGTTTCGCTGAAGCAAGTCCTGCAACTGTGCTGGACCGCAGGCGGCGAACCCAAGACCGTGATGACGGGCGCGTTCAACAAGACCCGTGCGAGCAAGTTCGCAGGTATCGCCACGATCTACCGTGAAACCACAGGCAGCAAGCAGGCCACTGTGGTTGGCGCGGCTGACGTGTATATCAGCGACTTCGGCGAGGTTCGCATTGTTCCCAACAGGTTCAGCCGGGATCAGACCGTTCTGGTTCTGGACATGGACTACTGGGAGCTGCGCGTTCTGAGGCCGATGGAAACATACGACCTCTCGGTGACGGGTAGTGCCTTTAACAAGGTGATAGAAACCGAATACACTCTCGTTTCACGGAACGAGAAGGCATCGGGCAAAGTCACCGAATGCCTGACTTCGGGCACCTTCGTCTCGGGTTAATCCCCTGACTTAACGGGGGGCGGGGAAACCTGCCCCCCCTTTTTTTATGCGCGAATTCCTTGACTACGATCCATTGAGCGGGATCACTCAATACATTGAAACTGACGAGGACACAGGCCAGAGCGTCATCCATTCCGTAGCCGATTCCGAGCCAATTCTTGAGGCAAACAAGGCGATGGCGAATGATGACACCTACTCGAAGGACGGTATCAAGAACTCGTTCTGGCATGTGGCATCCATTCCGCCCATTGTGCAGATGCAATGGCTGCAAAAGGGTGTGAACATCATGAACCGGGCCGACTGGCCCAAGGTGAAGAAATTGCTCAATGACCCGGAATATCGTTACTTGAAGACCACATGGGGCAAAATATAGACTGGCAAAAGAAGTTATCCCGCGCAGCGCAGTTGATCGAGGACGGGAACCTTGATGAGGCGATGCGTATTGCAAACGATGTGCTGAACGACGATTTTGACCGGCCCGAGGCGCTGTTCATCGTTGGGACGTGTTTGTTCAAGGCCGGGAGGCACGGGTTGGCCCACGCGGTATTCTCGCGGGTGGCGGGGCTGTATCCCGACAAGCCGCAGACGTGGAACAACATCGGCAACTGCTACCATGAGCTTGCCCAGTGGGACAAGGCCGAGCAGATGTACCGCAGGGCGCTGAAACTCGACCCGGACAATTCCGCGACGATGAACAATATCGCACTCATGAACCTTGTGAAGTGCGAGCCTGGGAAGGCAATTGAGTGGGCCACAAAAGCCCTTGAGAAGAACCCCGAGAGCCGGGATGCCAGGTGGAACCGGAGCCTTGCGCGGTTGATGCTGGGCCATTGGGAGGGCGGCTGGGAGGACATCGACGCAGCCTTGGGCAGCAAGTTCAGGCGAGAAGTACAGTACGCGGGCGAGCCACGCTGGAACGGGGCAAAAGATCAGGTGGTCGTGGTATGCCCAGAGCAGGGCATTGGGGATGAGTTGTCTTTTGCCAGTTGCGTGCCTGATCTGATCCGTGACAGTGCTAAAGTGGTGCTTGAGTGCGACCACAGGCTCGAAGGATTGTTCAAGCGGTCGTTTCCTGATGCCGACGTATACGGCACGCGCTTTGACAATGGCGAGCAGATCGAGTGGCCCGACAAGTACGAACTGGAAGCCCGGGTGAACATTGGCACGCTGCCCCGATTTTATCGGAAGTGTGATGAGGATTTCCCCGGTACGTCATATCTCACGCCAGACCCGCAGAGGCGGTTGATGTGGCGGGCGTGGTTCGACAGCATGGGGACAAGGCCCAAGGTCGGGATTGCATGGACCGGGGGCAGAAAGAGCACCAATTCGGAGAAGCGTTCGCTCGACCTGGAAACGCTTCTGCCGGTGCTCAAGTTGGATGCTGATTTTTTCAGCCTGCAATACAAAGACCCTATGGAGGATATCGAAGCCTTCAGGAAGAAGCACGGAATCCAGATTCATCACTACAGGCACGCTTGCGAAACGCAGGACTATGACGATACTGCCGCTTTCGTTGCGGAACTAGACTGTGTTGTGAGCGTGACCACAGCGATCATTCACCTGAGCGGGGCAGTAGGGCAGAAAGCTTATGTACTGGTCCCCGAGAAGCCGCGTTGGTTCTACCAGTTGAACGGGTCATTCGTGCCCTGGTACAAGTCGGTGGAACTGTTCAGACAGAAGGGCGGTGTATGGCCGGTGGCGGAAGTGGCAAAACGCTTATCACGAATGACTACTGCGCCCTGCAACGATGGGCGCATGTTGAGTACGAAACCTATGGATGTTCAGGCCACAAGTGGGCTGGCCTAGCCCGGTCTTTCGGGACTACCGACATTCTGGATTACGGTTGCGGCAAGCGCACCCTGGAAAAGGCACTTGGTTTCCAGATTCAGAATTACGACCCAGGAATTCCCGGGCTGGGGACAAAGGCCCCGGCAAGGTTGGTGTTTTGCGGGGACGTGCTGGAACACGTTGAACCGGCGTGCCTGGATGCTGTGCTTGAGGACTTGAGGGCGCTGACGCTGGAGCGTTGCGTGATGGTGATTGCCACGCGTCCTGCAAGGAAACGATATCCTGACGGGCGCAACTTCCACCTGATTATTGAGAACCACGAGTGGTGGCTGGACAAGGTGTGCGAGTTCTTCCATCTGGAGCGGATGCAACTAACGGACGATACGCTTACGCTCGTTGTCGGGGTGGAACCCGCGAAACAGGTAGAGGGTGGATGTTCAGCGTCCTGATCCCAACCAAGGGGCGGGTAGAGAACTGCAAGCGGGCGATACAGAGCATCAGATCGACGGCGCTTGACCCGGTTGAGATCGTTGTCGGTGTGGATGGGGGCGAACGTGGGCTTTACGCGGGGTTGGATGCCGACCGCGTGGTGGTGCTGGAGGACAACCGTGGGTGTTCTGCCGGGATGCACGTTCTTCAGGGACACGCAACCGGGGATGCCTTGATGGCGGGGTCCGATGACTTTGTGTGGCTCACCCCGGGCTGGGACCGCATCTTCATGGACATGTTCAAGGCCGACCCGTTCATTGTCCCTTACTGGAAGGAATCCCCGGGGGAACACCAAGGGGCGTGCCTTGGGTCTGTGAGCAGGCAGTGGTACGAGGTTGCTGGGTTCTTCCCGCCGCATTTCCGGCATTTTCTTGCCGACAACTGGATCAGCGACATTGCCAAGGCGGTGGGCAAACTGGTGTATGTGCCAGAAGTTGTGATCGACCACATGAGCTTCAAGTACAACAAAGCCGCATACGACGCGACCTATTACGCCAGGGGCCAGCCCGATTGGGCCACATGGCGCAAGACGCAGGGCGAGCGCGACGAGATTATACGAAAACTAAGGGTTGCCATTTGTTCAGCGTCCTGATGCCCACTAGGGGCAGGCTCCGTCTTGCCAAGCGTGCTATCGAGAGTATCAGGGACACATCAGCCGGGAAGGTCGAGATCATCCTGGGGGTGGACGAACCAGAGGCGGGGCTGTACGCGTCCTTGGGCGTGCCGATGGTAGTTTTTGAGGTTGGGCATGGCGGGTCGTGGAAGACGAACCAGCTGGCACCACATGCTGCGGGTGACGCGATGATGTGTGGTCACGATGACCTGATCTGGCGCACCCCGGGCTGGGACAGGAAGTTTCTAGACCTGCTGGCCGAAGAACCGCTTCAAGTGCTGTACTTCAAGGACGATCCGGTGCGCCATCGCGGCCTGGTCGAGCCGGTGGTGAGCAGGAAGTGGTACGAGTTGGGAGGGTTCTACCCGGCGCATTTCCATCACTTCCTTGGCGACGAGTGGGTGAAGAGCATTGCCGAGGACGTGGGACGGCTGCGCTATGTCCCAAGCGTCGTGATCGAACACTGCCACCCCAAGCACAACAAGGGTGAACAGGACGAGACATATCTTTTGAGATGTCCTCACAGCCCTGCCAAGTCGCACGAACAGGAACGCCAGGAGATTATACAGCGCATAAGGCAGGCTATCGGATGATAGAGGTGGGGGTGTGCTGCGGGAAAGGGGCGTTGGCGTACTTTCGCTATTTCGTGGAGTCTGCGCTGGATACCGCAAAAAATCCTGATGATCTGCTGTTTCTTCCCATCGCCAACAATGGCGAGGTTGCCAAAAATTATGTTGGGAAACAGATCAGGCCGATACAGGCACGGTTTCAGGACGAGCAGATGCTTGGCAGGCGAGGGTTCTGCCACTCGTCCATTCTGAACGAATTAGTGACCCATTTCACCACTCCCAAGGCGATCATTTCCGACTGTGACGTGGTAATGCTCAAGCGCGGTTGGGATGGGTTGTTGCTATCCAAACTGGACGATACCTGCGTTGCGATAGGAACGGAATACGCGGCCCACGTTGACATGCCGCAGAAGTACCTGGGGTTTCCCAACTGCGTCTTTTGCCTGATGGACTGGGAGAAGATTAGGCCGCTGAATGTTAATTTCATGCTGTTGGGGGACAAGACCGTGACGGGCAAGATAGCCGAGTTCTTCGGCAGGCGCGACGGGGACACGATTTTCATCGACACTTCTGGGGAATTCCCGTTGAAGGTGAAACTTGCCGGGTACACCGGGGTTCCACTTACCTGTGTTTTGCAGGGCGATCCCGGCGCACAAGTCCTGGCCAGCGCGAAGTATCTGCGGGGGTTGGCAAGGTCGATGTATCCGCAAGAATATCATCTTGACGGCGAACCGATCCTGGTGCATTTCGGCAAGTCCGAGAACCGGGAATTCGGCCTTTGTCCCGTCGTTCGTGAAGTGCGTAAATCAATCGAGGCTAGATGATAACCCAGAAGATCGATCGCATCACAAAGATTCCGCAGGACTATTTGAAGGCCGAGTTACCAGCGCCCAAGTCGGTGAAGATCGAGTTGACCGGAAGATGCAACTTTAGATGTGGGTTCTGCGCTCTGAGAACGAGGGAAACCCAGCCAAAGACAGACATGGACTTTGGCTTATTCCAGAGAATAACCACGCAAATGCGCGAGGCCGGGGTGGAGGAAATCGGCTGTTTCTACCTGGGTGAATCGTTCATGAATCCGGGCCTTTTGGCCGACGCGATCCACTGGGTCAAGCAGGACTTGAAGTTTCCCTATGTTTTCCTGACATCCAACGCTTCCATCGCGTACCCAGACGTAGTGCGCCGTTGCATGGCTGCTGGCCTTGACAGCTTGAAGTGGTCGGTCAATGCAGCTGACGAAGAACAGTTCGCAAAGATCATGGGCGTGAAACCCGCGTTGTTCCACGACGCTCTTGCGAATATCAAGGATGCGTGGGAAGGGCGCATAACAGGGGGGTACAAGACCGGACTGTATGCCTCCTCTATCCAGTACGACGGTGAGCAGCGGTTGAAGATGGAAGCGTTGTTGAAGGATCGCGTGCTGCCCTATGTGGATCAACACTACTGGCTTCCGTTGTACAGCATGGGGGCCTTTGCTACTCAGCGTGAAGAGGAACTTGGATACCGGCCTACAGCCGGGAACCAGGGGCGTGCCGACGCTTTGCGGGAACCGTTGCCGTGCTGGTCTGCGTTCACAGAAGGTCACGTTACCGCAGAGGGCAAGTTGAGTGCGTGCTGCTTCGATGCCAATGCCAACTGGACAATGGGTGACTTGAATGAACTGGGGTTCATGGATGGATGGAACTCCGACAAGTTCCAGAAGTTACGGGCCGCACATTTAGTTAAGGACGTTCGCGGGACGGTGTGTGAGTCCTGCATTGCTTACAGGTGATATATGCCGCTCATCAAATCTGCTTCCAAGAAAGCGTTTTCAGAGAATGTCCGCAAGGAAATAGCTTCCGGCAAGTCGCAGGATAAGGCTGTTGCGATAGCTCATTCTGTGAGGCGTGCCGCGCAGAAAGCAGGGTGGGCGAAGAAAAAGAGATGAAGCGTATCTTCATCGGTTACGACGCGAAGGAAGCTGTCGCGTGGCATGTGTGTGCCGACTCGATCCTGCGCCACGCCTCGGAACCTGTGTGCTTGATCCCGTTGCATCTGCCGCAAATCCACGGTTATGCAGAGGATCACAAGGACGGGTCCAACGAGTTTGTGTACTCGCGTTTCCTGGTCCCGTTGCTGTGCGGGTTCAACGGTTGGGCGTTGTATATGGACTCAGACATGGTGGTCAAGCACGATATCTGCCAGTTATGGGGCGAGGTCGCTTGGGACCAGGCCGCAGCGGTGGTCAAGCACGACTACCAGACCAAGCACCCACAAAAGTATCTCGGGGCAAAGAATGAGGACTACCCGAGAAAGAACTGGTCGAGCTTGATTATGTGGAACTGCGGCCATTATGCCAATCGCAGACTGGGACGCGACTTCGTGCGTAATACCCCGGGCAGTTTCCTGCATCGGTTTGAGTGGATACCCGAGGACAAACTTGGTGAGCTTGCGAAGGAATGGAACTGGCTCGTCGGTGAATACCCGCCGAATCCAGATGCAAGGGTTCTGCACTATACGCTTGGGGTTCCCAGCTTCAAGCAGTACCGAAGTTGCGACCACGCAGAGGACTACTGGGGGGCACACATGTTAGCGAACTTCTGTGAGCAATGGGAGTAGGAGACTGGATACTCGCGTCTGCGGACGCCAGGGAGTTACATGAAAAAAACGGCCTGAAGGCGGTATTCGCAAAGCCGGACCATTCAGAGCACTACTGGCACGAGATATTCGATGGGGTGTCCTTCATCGAGCGCCACCCGAAGGACGGGCAGGCCTATAACGTAATCTGCAACTACCAGGGGAACAGGCCCTATTTCCTGGGCTGCAAGCATCACAAGGTGCAGTGGAATCCCGAGTTCAAGGCAAGGCCTGGGATGATAGTCCTGTCGCAGGACGAGAGGGCGTACGCCTTGAGCGTAAAAGCCCCGCTGGTGGTGGTCGAACCTAACGTCGATACCAAGTATTCCTACGCGGTGAACAAGGATTGGGGCTTTGCGAAGTGGCAAACCCTGGTATCTCGGAACAAGCACATCCCGTGGGTGCAATTCGACTATGGCAGCAAGCGGCTGGCCGGGGTGAGGCATGTGCAGACCACGTTCCGGCAGGCGTGTGCGGTGCTCGATCGGGCGCTGTTCCTGGTGGCTACCGATGGGGGGCTGCATCACGCAGCCGCCGCCCTGGGCAAGCCTGCGGTGGTGCTCTGGGGCGGATTTGTCGGGCCTGATCTGTTGGGTTACGGGACACATTCCAACATGAGAGCGAAGGGGGTTGAGTCTTGCGGGCAGATGAAGTTCTGTGGTCACTGTCGAAGAGCGATGAAGGCTCTCACGGTGGAGGAAGTCGAGGCCGAGGTGAATCGCTTGTATGCCTTTTGCCAGGTGTCGAGCGGCGTGACACAGTGTTGCGAGCTTTCGCGCAGGGTTGCGGCGCACGTCTAGGCAAGACCATAAGTTGGGACGGGGTGGGAATCCCGGTAGTCATGGGATTTCTGCACGGCACCGCAGAGATCATTCGGGAGCGGCGCAAGCAAGGACTGCCGTTCTGGTTCATCGACCACGCCTATTTCCGCAGGGGCTACGACAAGGCTAATTTCAGGGTAGTCAGGAACGGCATTCACAAGTGTTGGGTGAGTGGCGAGTCGCGGTTTCACGTCAAGTTGAGCCGTTGGCATCACGGCGATGACATCATCGTGATCCCGCCCCCGCCGATGGTTGAATTCACCTACGACCTGCAAGGTTGGGTAGAACAGACCCTTGGGGAATTGAAAAACCACACCAATCGCAGGGTTATTGTCAAGAAGAAGGAAGACGGGGTATTAGCCGACTACCTGGGGCGAGCCTGGGCCTTGGTGTCATACGCATCGGTAGCTGATGTAGAGGCAGTTTGTGCCGGAGTGCCGGTGTTCACATCCCCGTACTCGCCTGCGGCTCCGGTGGGTAAGCGGGACTTGTCGCTGATCGAGGTGCCGTATTTAGTTGATCGTGAGGTTTGGGCCGGTTCGCTTACCTGTGGGCAGTTTCATGTAACTGAAATGGCAAGCGGCGAGGCTTGGCGCATTTTGAACGAGGTTGACTGATGGCAATCACTACCTATGCACAACTGACTACTGCTGTCGGTAACTGGCTCAACCGCAGCGACTTGACTTCGTACCTGGATGACATCTGCACTCTGGGAGAGAAGTGGATCAATCGTAATGTCCGTTCCCGCCAGATGGAACAGACATTTACTCTGACAGTCGGTGCTTCGGTTGCTGGTGCAATAGCTGTTCCTTCCGATTATGTCGAGTTGAAGTCGGCCTACATTGATGGCAACCCAACGATGCCGCTTCAGCGGCGTTCTGTCGAGTTCATCTACCAAGGCTATCCCCTGCGTTCTGCGGACGGGAAACCCAACTTCATCGCACGCGAATCATCGAACTTCATCTTCGGTCCCTACCCGGACTCGGCCTATGTCGTGAAAGGCGTGTACTACAAGCGCCTAGTCGCGCTGGCAACGACCGTGAACACGATGTTCACCGACAATCCAGACTTGTATCTGTTCGCTGCACTTGCCGAGGCAGAAGTGTTCTTGAAGAACGACTCTCGCGTAGCGGTATGGCAGGACAGGCGTAATATCGTGGCGAACGACATCAACAAAGAAGACAGGTGGGACAACAGTTCCGGTTCCGCGCTTTCGGTGGTGGCGGGATGATAAAGCGCAAACTATTGAAGTTCACGGGGTACGAGCCGGACATCCTGAATTACGCGGCCATGTCCACGACCACTGTGGACGCGATCAGCACACGGGACGTGCTGCCGTTGGGGTCCGGGTTTGCCTCTGCCCCGTCTTGTACGGGGATCGGCGTAACCACCTTGGCTGGTGTATCTGAGCTTGGGTCGTTCTCTACCATAGATAGATCGAACAACACCATATCGTTGCTGGGCACGGCAACCAAGATATACAAACTCACGCAAGCAACCACAGCCGGGGCGGTTAGCATGGCTGACGTTTCTCGGACTGTGGGTGGGGCCTACAGCGCAACGGGTTCATGGGAATTCATTGAGTTTGGCGATCTCATTATCGGCGGGCAGATCACCGACGCAACACAGGCATTTACGATCACTGGGGGATCGAATTTTTATCCCCTGACCGGGAATGCGCCCAAGTGCAACACTATCGCACAAGTGATGGATTTTGTCGTTATGGGCGACGTGGACGACGGTACGCGCCGCAGAAACCGCGTCCACTGGTCTGCCATCAACAACGCCGCAAGCTGGACAGTGGACGCAACGACCCAGTGCGACTATCAAGACATCCCGGGCGACGGCGGGGA